ACTGGTATCACTCTGGCTGCTGCTACTGCTGCACTGAAGCCGCTGGGTATGCTGGTTGAAACCCAACTGTAATCAACACTTAGAAAGGAATACTGAACAATGATTATCCGTTCATTCGCTAATGGCTTTGAAGTTCAAGATTGGACAGAAGAAGTCAATGTCATCCCTAATGCTTGGGGTACTATTGGTCAACTGGGCCTGTTCAACGAAGAGTCTGTTGCTGAACACGTGGTTGTGTTCGAAGAAATCGACAAGGACGGCGCGCTGATCGTTGACAAGGTGCGTGGTGATCGCGCCGTGTATAACAAGGACTACGCTCGCAAGCTGCACTCGTTCTCTGTGCCGCACTTCCCGTACGACGACTACATCTCGCCGCAAGACGTGCAAGGTAAGCGCGCCTACGGCTCAACGGATGTGGAAACGGTTGAAGCCGTCCGCGCCCGTAAGATGGAACGTATCCGTCAAAACCACGCTTGGACTCTGGAAGCTGCTCGCGCTCAAGCCATCACTGCCGGTACCGTGTACGCACCTAACGGCACTGTGACCCAAGACTGGAACACTGAATTCGGTGTTACCCGTCTGTCGGTTGACTTCGTGCTGGGTACTTCGACCACTGACATCATTGCCAAGATTGAAGCAGGTATCGCTTCGATTCAAGACAACGCCAATGGCGCAACTATCTCCGGTACTGTGGTTCTGACATCGCCGGAATTCTTCGCCAAGCTGATTGCTCACTCGAAGGTTGTGACTGCGTATCAGTACTACACCTCGACCCAAGAGCCGCTGCGTCAGCGCCTCGGCGGCAACTCGATCCATCGTGAGTTCATGTTCGGTGGTACACGTTTCGTGGAAATGCGCGACACGTATGCTGGTACACGCCTGATCCCGGCTCAGAAGGCTTACATGGTTCCCCAAGGTACCAACGCCTTCCGTACCTACTTCTCGCCTGCCAACCGTTTCGGTCTGGTGAACACACTGGGCGAGCAAGTGTACATGTTCGAATCCGCTGACACGAAGGGCACCAAGATCGAAATCGAATCAGAATCGAACTTCGTGAACGCTCTGCTGAACCCGCGTCTGGTGATCGAATTTACCACTTCTAACTAATCCTTTCTGGTTAGTTCTGGCCCTCTCCTTAACGGGAGGGGGCTTTTTGTTTGTATGGTTAGGAGATTGAATGACAGTAATCGACCCTTCAACCCCAGTAGGAAAAATCAGGCTGCGTGTCGGAGACTGGAGTGACCTCCCTATCCTGCCAGACTCAGTGATCAACAGTGCCTTGACTGACTGTGGGGATAACGTTCCTCGTGCCGCTCAGCTATGTGCTCAATACATTCTGGCAACCCTGACGTTCAAGACGCACAAGAAACTTAGCTCTGTGGAAGTGTGGTCTGGCGAGCAATTCGACAACTACATCCAGTTCATCAAGACAACAATCCTGAATCCGAACTTCATGTCAGTAGCCCCAATCCCTTATGGCTTTGGTGGTGACGAAAATCCTCTGATTGCTTTCGTTGATACATGGAACACAGAATTTAACGGCCTTGCCGTCCCGTTCTAAGGAGGCTGAATGGACTCTCTAGACGACTTCCGCCGCGCTGTAGCCGATCTAATGGCAGAACTTGGCGGGCCTATTACATACCATCACACGGAGCCTGACGGCACTTACAATCCCAGTACAGGGGAGTACACCAACCAAGAGACATCGTTCAACCTGACAGGCATTCTGATGGATATGCCGCTGCGTCGGAACGGTATGCAGGTTAAGGGTGGCACGATGATTCAAGATGGCGATAAGCAACTCTTCCTAATCCCGCCTGCGGGAATGCTAGAAGTGCTTAATACAACAGCTATTGAAAACATTGCTGCTGACAGAGTTGTAGCTGGTAGCACTAGTTGGCGGGTTTATAACGTCAAAACTACTGATCCTGCTCAGACTGGCCCAATTGTGTATGAGTTCTACCTGAGACGGTAAGTTGACAAACAGACGAAGTTGATGTATAATTCTTTTCATAGCGGAGGTTTATGGGTTTCGGAGCATCTGTTCTAGCGAACGGTCAAAAATTACTCGAAAAGACCAACGATAAGTGCCTCGCTATTGCGAAAGAATTGTTCGTCTCAATCGTCAATCTGTCGCCTTCACCAATCCATCCCGGCTCTTGGGCTGATGGCCTACTGGTCAACCAGTGGTACCCGGCTGTAGGTTCCTTCTCTAATCAAGTTGGTACATCTACAAGCCCGTACGGTGCTGAAAGTATAGCGCGTATCTACAACCTCACTGATAACTCCACGGCGTTTAAAGGTAAGGATGGTATGGTTACGCTGTCCAATAATGTCTCATATGCTTATCGCGCTGAGGCACTTGGATGGCCTGCTGACGAGGGTTGGACTGGCAAAGTTGGGCCTTACCTGATGGTTGCTAAATCTCTGCAAGCTGTTTCTGCGAGGAATCGATGAGCAATGCAATTATTCGAGCTTCGTTTGAAACGCGGCTCAAAACTTGGGCGGATGCCCAAACCAATCCGAAAGTGTATATCTCCTTCCAAGGCGTCCCTTTCACGAAGCCTGTAGACGGTAGCACTTTTATCGAATGCATTCTAGTCCCGAACGTAACACTGAATCCTACCCTAGATGGCGCTAGGAAGACGTACTACGGGATTTTTCAAGTCAACTGCTGGGCACCCCAAGGTAAAGGGATGAGAGCTGTAGAGACGCTGTCTCAAGCTATCGTAGACCTGTTCCCGCTGGTGCCTAAGACGGGTGGCGTATCCATTGAAGGTACTCCAAGTACAAGGCCCGCTCTGCAAGACGCGTCTGGCTGGGTGGTAGTGCCTGTCACGATCAAATACAGGTACGAAGCTAACTAAGGAATTAAATGGCAACTATTGCTCAAACATCTGTCACTGGCGTCAACGGCCCAGTGACTCTTACCCGGACTACGATGACGGCCTCGGATACTCTTGCATACGTGCAGGGTAGCGGTCAGATTCTGACTCTGGCTAACAACACCGGCTCGACAGTTACCCCTGTTTTCACAGGTAGTGTCCAGCCTAACATTAATGTTCCCGGCTACGGCGGCACTGTTTCAACTGCGGCTGGTAAGTCTGTAGCTGTCGCTGCAAACTCAACAGTGGCTTTTGAACTGGATGACATTTCTCAATTTCTGCAAGGCACAGTGACCATCACTGCTGGTACTGCCCTGATTGCAACTCTGACTGTCTAAGTCAGACTAAATAACGTAAGGAATAAACATGGCTGTTATGACATCTGCTGGCTCGCTCGTCGCCCTGTCGGCTACGCTGCCTGCTACATACGACGCTGCTGGCTTTAACGCTCTGACCTACACCCTGATTGGTGAAGTCACTGACGTGAGTGAGTTTGGTCGTGAATACGCTCTGGTGACGCACACGCCTCTGGCTTCGCGCATTGCCAAGAAGTTCAAGGGTTCGTACAACAACGGTAACATCACACTGCAATTCGGCAAGGACATTTCCAATGCGGGTCAAGTCTCGCTGAAGACCGCACTTGGTGTTGACGCTTCGTACTCGTTCCGTGTCACCCTGCAAGACGCCACGAAGGTGTACTTCACTGCTAAGGTTATGTCGATGAAGACCAACCTCGGCGGCGTGGATTCGATTACTGCTGGCTCTGCCACGCTGGAGATCGACTCGGATATCACCGAGATTTAAGCCTTAAACTTCACTTTCTCATAAGTGAGAATACCAAGCCCGCCTCGGCGGGCTTTCTTTTCAATACGTTTTTAAGATGAGCAGAAAATTAACAACCGAAGAATTTATTGAAAAGGCTAAAACAAAGCACGGCAATAGGTACAGCTACGAACGTACCACGTACGTAGATGCCAAAACTTCACTCACAGTAACGTGTAAAGATCACGGAGACTTTAGTGTTTCTCCTGACTCCCACGCCAACCGTGGAAGTGGTTGCGCCAAGTGCAAGGCCGTAAAGGTAGGTAATCACAATAGAGGCTCTGCCGAAGCATTCATCGCCAAGTCTAAAGAAGTGCATGGCGATAAATACAACTACTCGCTAGTCGAATACACAAAGACCCATGACCACGTTCGCATCATCTGTAACGAGCATGGAGAGTTTCCGTGTATGCCACTCAATCACCAACGTGGACGTGGTTGCCCTCACTGTGCTAAGCATGGCTATAGTATCGGCAAGCCCGGATACATGTATGTCCTCTCAGACGGGACGACAACTAAAGTAGGTATCACTAACAGAAGTGCTGAACAACGTACTAGAGAAATTGTGCGTAGCTCTGGACTAGATTTCACCAAACGCTTCAGTATGTATTTCGAAGATGGGAAGATTGCTAAAGACCTAGAGGTTGCAACTCTCTCCATGTTAAATGATACATATGAACAACCAAACAGCGTTTATGACGGCTCTACAGAGTCTTTCATCAATGTTGACCTTACAGACTTGCTCAACTTCATAAATCAAAGAGCAAGCTGAACAATTAATCTTCTATCAGAAAGGAACTATAAGTTATGTCATTCAACCTGAACGCTCTGGCTATCCCGGAAACTACTGAACTGCATCTGGTTCACCCTGTCACGCAGGAACTGCTGTATGCAGATGCTGCGCAGGAAAAGCCGGTAGCTGTCGTCCTGTACGGCCAGAGTTCCAAGAAGTACCGTGCCGCCGTTAGCGCGATGCAAAACCGCCAACTGAAGCGTGGCAAGAAGCAAGTTACCGCCGAACAAATGCAAGAAGAAGGTGTGGAACTGCTTGTCGCGTGCTCGGACAAGGCTATCAATCTGGAACTCGATGGCAAGGCCATTGACACTCCTGAATCTTTCCGCAAGCTGTACAGCGATCCGGCCTTCTCGTGGCTGCGTGAGCAAGTTGACGGCGCTCTCGCGGACGTTACCAATTTTTTGAAGGTGTAAAAGAGTCCTTATTTCTTCATGTGCGGCATCTGGCTTGGCTCAATGCTACGCCAGATGGCTCTAAGAAATCAAGGCTGAAGTCGTTTAAGGAGCAAGATGAAGATCACAACCTCCTTAACCTTCCAGAGATAGTAGGCGCTAGTCATCTGCTTAGTTACCTCATGGAAGTTGGCGTAGCTATGTCAAGCGGTATGGGGCTAATGCCCCTGTCGTGGCAGGAGATTGATAGTTGGTTAAGGGTAACTGAGTTGCCGCTGACTACGTGGGAAAAGATTGTTCTCAGAGAACTAAGTGAAACCTACGTCAATGAATACAGTCAGGCATCTGAAAAGGATCGCCCTGCACCATATGTCCACAGAGTTGATGAAATCGACCGTGCGGCAGTCTCCGATAAATTAAAGAGCGTCTTCAGAAGTTTGAAGAAAAAGCCTGAGCAACATGAATAAGGACTGAAATGAGTGTAGACGTTTCGACCCTACAGATTAAGGTCGTATCAGACGGCATTAAAGAGGCGTCGTCTGCCATTGGGGGTCTGAGTACGTCTGCGAATAACGCTGAGAAGCGCGTAGACAAACTCACATCAACAATTCAGAAACTGGTGGGAGTGCAACAGTCTGCTACTGCCATCGCCACAGGGTTTAACAGTGCCCTGACAAGTTCTACTACTGCCGCTACAAGCAACAGCACAGCAACTTCCAAGCTGCTTGCTGCTGTTGAGAAACTGAATGACGGCATGATGAAGTTGGTCGTAAGGGCCAATGACACAAACTCTGCTCTCGATAAGATCGGCAAGGGCATGGGTTCAGGTGCTGGAGCTATCGATAGCAACACTGCCTCGCTACAGCGTCACACGATGGCGATGAAAGATGCACATGCGATGGCACGTGGTCTTACTGGCTCTCTTGGTGCGCTGTGGCTGACTTATGGCAACATGATCCCTCTCGCTGCTGGTGCTGCTATTGGTGCCTCGTTTAAAGGCATCGTGACGATTGGCTCAAGCGTTGAACACACCCTAGAAGGCATCCGTGTCCGGGGTGTTGAATCCGTTGAATCGATCAACGCCATTCGTGACTCCATCACCCAGCTTGGGCAAGGTGTATATGGGCCACGTGAAGTAGCTAAAGCCTTTGACACATTGGTGATGGCTGGCCTGAATGCCAAGCAAGCGATGGGCGCCATCCGTGACGCACTGAACCTTGCGACTGTCGGTGGTACGTCTATCGAGAAGGCTGCTGAAACACTTGTGCAAGTTGGTACTGCATTGAACATCGATGCTAACGCATACAACCGCATTTCAGATGTGATTGCTATGACTGCCGCCGCATCTATGTCGTCGGTTGAAAGTGTGTCTGAAGCGTTCAAGTCTGGCTCTGTTGTGGGCAAGCTGTATGGTGCTACACTGGAAGACATCGGTACATCATTCGCCATGCTGTCTAACCTAGGTATTAAGGGTAGCGCGGCTGGTACTGCACTGAAGAACTTCTACTCTGTACTGCAAAGCGGGAGTGAGAAGGTAACAACTGCCCTGAAGGCTTTGGGCATGACTGTGAGCGATTTCAAGGATAAGGACGGTAACTTCCTCCCACTGGTAACAGTGTTTGAGAAGCTGTCCAATGGCCTTGATAACGTGTCACTGGCTAATCAAAAACTGGCAATCTCGATGCTGTCGAATGAACGTGGTGCTAAGGAGATTGTTGAAGGTCTGGACATGATCCGCAAGACTAGCGATGGCACTACATCTTCGCTGGAGGCGTTGCGTCAGAAGATTGCCGATAGTTACGGCTTCACTGCTGTCGGTGCTGCCGCTATGGCAATGACCGTTGAGTCACAGTTCAAGTCCGTTAAGAACACGTTTGAAACTCAATTGGTAAAGGCATTCCAAGGCATCCAGCCGGAACTGACATTGATTGCCACAAACCTGAAAACTGCGTTCAACTCTCCTGAGTTTGTTGCTGGCATTCAAGGCATTGCTACTGGGCTTGCTAATCTGGCTCTATGGGTAACTGAAAACATTAAGCTGGTCGAAGGTCTACTGGCTGGCTTTATGGCATTGAAGGCTCTGACGTTTATCGCTGGAACCATCACTACTCTAGCTGGTGCCTTTGGTATCCTGACAACTGCACTAGAGGGTTCTCGTGTAGCTGCCCTGCTATTCCAGACTGCTCTCGGCCCTGTAGGTCTAGTTATCGGCATCGTGACTGCATTGATCGTTGCTTACAAGTCACAGAAGGAAGGTATTTCAGATTCTACAAAGGCAGCCATGAACTACATGGATGACTTCAACAGTAAGCTGAAAGAAGAAGCTGACCGTCTGAATCGACAAACGCAACTGATGCGTGAAGGCAAGACAGCCACTGAGGCTCAAACTCAAGCTCTGCGCGAACAGCAGCTTGCTTTGGTGGCCCTGCAAGGTCAGAAGGCTATCGATGAAGCTGGCAAGGGTGTGGAAGATGCTAGGGCTCGCCTGAACCCTAAGCAGAAGGCATTGTACGAAAGTGCTTTGACAAACGGGCAAGGGTCAGTTGAGGGCGGACTGAGCGTTCGTGCAGTGAACGATGCGCTGGTTGCTCAAAAGGCATACACAGCCCAAGTTGACATGACTAAGCAAAAGCTTAAAGAAGCTGCTGACCAACAGCAAGCCGTAGTCACTGCCGCGAAAGAAAACGCCAAAGTAGCATCGGAGATGAATAAAAGCACCCGAGAGGGTGGTAACTCTCCGCTCAATGTCAAGGTGGATAAGTCTGCTCTCGCCAAGGCTAACGCTGAACTTGAGAAGTACCAAAGCAAAATGGTTGATCTGAATGCTGCTCTCAAGGAACAGCAAGACCTCAATACTAGTATGCGTGTACTTGGCCCTGACTACGAAAAACTTGGTAAGGGTGCTCGTGAAGTTGCTCTGGCTGAAGCTGAACTAGCCGCTATCAGAGAGCGTGCAGCAAGTGGACAATCGAAAGCCACAGACGCTGCGCGGGCGGGACATCTGCAAGAAATTCTAGCCATTGCACAGAAGGTTAAAGAGTGGGACAACCTTAACCAAGTTCAGCAACGTTACAATAATCTTCAGAAGGAAGAAGACGGTAAGCTGGAAACTCGCATCAAGAATGTGAAGGAAGAAGCTGACTCGTGGAAATACAAGGCTGAAGCCTACGGCCAAGTGAAGGGTACTGCTGAAGAACTTGCTGCGGCTGAGCTACGGAAGAACATTGTTGAGCAAGAAGGTCTTCTGGCTACGATGGGTGGCAATGCAGTCATCCAAGAGCGTATCGATAAACTTAAGGAACTGCTTGCCCAGCAAGAACGTCTCGCTGACAACAAGCAAGCATTTGGCGAACTACAAGCTGCCGACAAGGCTCGTGCATCGTTCGACAAGCTGTTTGATAAGGGCCGCGCTCTGGAATTCGGTAACGACTTCGCCAACTCGTTTGGTAAGGTAGGCAAAGCTATTGATGGCGCAGGCAAGTCTATGGACAAGTTCTGGCGTCGTCAGAAGGACGTGAATCACGCTCGTGACGATCTGGCTAAGGCCACGAACATTGACGACAAGGAACGCGCGAAGATGAGCGACATGCTCACACTGCGGGAGACTCGGAACAATGTAGAGATGTACGCTGACATGACATCGGCGGCCAAATCATTCTTCTCGGAGAAGACTGCGGCCTACAAAATCATGGATGCTGTTGAAAAGGGTCTGCGTGTTGTTCAACTCGGTATGGCGATGGAAGAAGCCGCTATCAAGCTGGGACTGATCGAAGGAGTGACGATTGCTAAGGGAGCGGCGGCTACGGAGGAAATGACCATTGACTCTGCCTTGACTGCTGACTCTGTGACCAACTCTGGTATCAAAGCGGAAGCATCTCTGGTTGCTGGTGTCGCTAAGGCGTTTGAACAGCTTGGTATTTGGGGCTTTATCGGCGCCGCCGCAATTATTGCCTTCCTTGTGGCAATGGGTGTTGGTGGGGGCGGAGGTGGGGGCGCTGCTCCTGACTTGTCTAAAATGCGTCAAGAGAAGCAAGGTACTGGCACTGTGCTGGGAGATGACACAGCGAAGTCTGAGTCTGTCACTAATGCGCTAGATGCCATCAAAGACAATACAAGCCTCGGTCTTGAGCATTCAGGCAAGATGCTGATGGCTCTGCGCAATATCGACAACGGCATTAAGAGTATGGCTGCATACGTGGCTCAAACTTCTGGCCTGCGCGGTACTGCTGCTGACCAAAAAGCTATCGGCGTTGGCTCTAGCTCATCGATGTTCGGCTTCAGCAAGTCAAGCACAACGCTGCTCGACTCTGGCCTAACGTTTGATGCTACAAAGCTGGCTAGCCTATTATCTGGTGGCTCGCTTGGCGCGCATGGGTACCAAGACATTCAACGTAACAAGTCTAGCTTCTTCGGTTTGTCGAATAGCTCGTCTACATCGCGTGCATTGTCTGACGTGGATGCTGGGCTGCAACGTCAGATTGATATGACTATTCGTAACCTTGCATCTGGTACTCTTGAAGCCGCCACGGCTTTGGGTGAGAACGGAGACATCGTTAAGCGTAGGCTGCAAGAATTTGTAGTTGACATCGGAGACATCTCGTTGAAGGGTCTGACTGGCGACGACATTGAGAAGGAATTGTCGGCTGCGTTCGGCAGGCTTGGCGATCAAATGGCTAACGCCATCATGCCGGGCTACGCTGAATTCCAACGTCTTGGTGAAGGTGGCTTTGATACTCTGATGCGTCTCGCTAATGGTGTCGAAAGTGCTAAGAAGGAACTGGATAACCTTGGGGTGTCAATGATTGCGTATCAAGACATCGTGAACAAGCAAGGTGACGTGGATGTAGAACTGATTCGTCAGAGTGTTGCTCTGAAGGAAGCTGGCTCTAACATCTCCGACATGATGATGGTCATGGACGGTAGTGCGCAAGACTTGATTGATACGTACCGTAAGCTGGTTGACCTGCGCAGTTCACTCCGTGCAATGGGTCTGGCTAATGATGTGTCTAACGCAATGCTGCGAGGTGCTGAAAGCCTTGACGCCCTGCTGAGCAACGTTGGCTCGTTCATGGACGGCTTCTACACTGACGCTGAAAAGCAAGCTGTGAAGGTAGCTAAGCTGCGCGAGCAATTTACTATGCTTGGTGTGGCAATGCCCACTACAGCCGCTGGCTTCCGCACTCTGGTGGAAACACTGATGCGTGGTGGTGAGCGTACCCAAGACCTTGCTAGTCGCGTTCTGGCGCTGTCTGATGCCTTCCAAGAGGTTTCATCGGCTGCACAAGAGGCTCATGACTCAGCCCTAAGCGTTGCTCGTGACGACTTGAGTACGGCTTATGAGAACGAATCGAAGGCTTTGGAAGACACCATCGATAAGATGAAGGGCTTCATTGACTCCCTCAAGGAGTTCAAGAGCACTTTGATTATGGGGGATATGTCGCCACTGTCAACGACTGAAAAGTATGCGACGGCTCTGTCTAAGTACAACGAGACTTATCAGAAGGCGATGGGCGGTGATGCTAAGTCTATCGAAGACTTCCAGAATGTTGCTAACCAACTGCTGCAATTCTCTCGGGAAATGTATGCGTCTGGTGGTCAATACACATCTGACTTCCAAAACGTTCTCAAGAACATTGACGAAGTGATGGGTGTATCTGCTGGTCAAGTCGATACGGCAACGCAGCAATTGAACACCATGAAGGATGCAGTTGGTCAACTCATCGATATCAGCGAGAACGTGAAGACGGTTGCTGAAGCGATGACGGCTCTGCAAGCCCTGATGACTGGCTCGGTTGTGGTGACTGCTCCGATCAATGGCTCTCATGCTGACGGTCTGGCTAACGTCCCGTTCGATGGCTACATTGCTGAACTGCACAAGGGTGAACGTGTCCTGACTGCGGAAGAGAACCAAGCATACGGCATGGATTACTCTCGTTACACTAGCAACTCTAACGATGCGCTGGTTTCGGAAATCAAGGCTCTGCGTGCTGAAGTTGTCTCCCTGAAGGACGATCAACGTGACAACACCAACCGCATGATTGGTGCTAACTATGATGCGAACGAGCGTAACGCTCAGGAAGTTGTAGACGGTATCAAGACTGCATCCGCAGATACAGCATACGCTGCTAGGACTCAACCAATTCTCAATTAAAGGAAACTGATGACAGACGCACAATTCATTGCTTGGCTGAAAGACTCAGCCGCTATTCGTTGTGTCCTGTTGGAAGTTAATGTTCAGGTGGGAGGTGCGGAAACAACGCGCTTCCTCTCTAACAAAGGCTACGTCACTGGCAAGACTGATACTCCTGCCAGTACTGTCTACTCTCCGTACATCACTGGTGGGGTTCAGTTCACTGAGACTCTTTCTGTAGACGGCTCAACAGCAAGCCTCTCCTTTGGCGATATTGAGATTGACAATAGCTCTGGTGACAGAGACTTGTGGCTGGATGATGTGTGGGCCAATCGCGGCATCAAAGTTTTCATTGGCGATGTTGCGTGGCCCCGCTCAGACTTCCGACAGATTTTTGATGGCATCACGGTTGGTATCGATACGAAGGCTCGTAACAAAATCAACCTGAAACTAGGCGACAAGATGCAACGCCTGAATACACCTATCATCGAAACGACACTAGGTGGAACCACTGCAAACAAGGACAGATTGCTTCCTGTTTGTTTTGGCGAAGTACATAATGTAGCGCCGTTGCTTGTCGATCCGACAACGAACACATACCAAGTTCACAACGGCCCTATCGAGAGTATCATCGAAGTGCGAGACAACGGGGTTCCTGTTGTCTTCACTCCTTCCCTAGTCACTGGGAAGTTTATCCTCTCTGCACAACCAGCAGGGACAGTTACATGCAGCGTTCAAGGCGACAAGCCTTCTACGTACTCAAACAATATTGCTGAATTGATCCAGCAGATTGTAAAGCGTTATGGGAAAGTAGACAGCTTGCTCACTGATGCTGATATTGACACCGCAACATTCAGTGCTTTCGCTACGGCTAATCCACAACCAGTAGGTATCTACTACAGCGACAGGGCAAACCTGATTGATGCAATAAACGCGCTAGCTTCAAGTGTTGGTGCTAGGGTGTACTTCAATCGAGATGGTAAGCTGACAATCAAACAGATTAGTCTGCCCCGTGTTGACGCTGGTACCACTGTGAAGCCAATGGATATTGTAGCCCTGTCAATGCAGGTCTCGCAGATGCCTGTAGTTCAAGCTGCTGTGCAACTAGGCTATTGTCGCAACTACACAGTGCAGAGTAATCTTCAGACTGGTATCCCCTCTACAGCAGTTGATTTGTTCGCTCAAGAGTGGCTTACCACAACTGCTACAGATAGCGCAACACAGGATAAGTACATCACTTTCGTTGCTCCGACAATGCAGCAGACAACACTGATTGTGGCGGCTGATGCAATGACTGAATCCCAACGCAGGCTTAACGTTATCAATGTCCAGCGCAAAGTAATCAAATATGTCGGTATGCCACATCTGATGCTGGAGCAACTTGGCAATACACAAACACTGGTGAATAGTCGGTACGGTCTTGAGAATGGCAAGGCTGGGCAGATTGTCTCCGTCGCAACTGACTGGCTAAATCCACACGTAACTGTTGAGGTTCTAATCTAATGGCAACTGTTGTAAATACTCGTGACCTAATCCTTCAGGCTACTTTGCCACGAGTAGCAACGGTGACAATGGCTCCGAACATTGTAGTGAGTCAGGATCAAGTAGACGGCCTTGGTTTGATCGTAGACGGCACGAAGATGGCAATGCTTGATGGCACTGCCCAAGTGTTCCAAGTGGCTAAGAACGGCACTGTAAGCCCTTCTCAGACGGTGTTGGTGGCTACGGTAAGGAACATCACTGGCACAGCCTCTCTGACGGTTGTAGCTGGCACAATCTCTCCTACGCCTACACTGGCTCCAGACAACACCTGTACGATTCCGCAGGCTGCACTGGTTACTGACTCTGCCACGCTCCGTCTGAGCATTACAGAAAGTGGAACGACATACTCTGATGATTTCACTATCTGCAAGGTTCGTGAAGGTGCAGATGCGATCAATGGTCTTCTCACTAATGAGACGGCTTCACTGCCGGGAGATTATCTCGGTAACGTAACGAACTATGGTGGCGGGTCTGGTAACTTCAAGGTCTATCTCGGAGCTACGGATGTAACGTCCCTCTGCACGTTTGCCATCATCTCTGGCGGCAATCCTCAGGGGCTAACAGTAT